GTCACCTGGCCCACTTCCACAAGCGCCCCGCAGTAGAAGCACCGCCCCCCTTGTAGCTCCCACTTCGCCCGCCTGACGCGCCGCCGACGCTCACTCCCGCTCACGCCTTCCGATCGCCCACCCTGCCGCCTGGCAAGATACCGACCGCAGGCCCTGCCCCTTCGCCCGATCCGCCCGGCGCACCCGCACCAGATGGCCCCGAGGCTTCCTTTCGCTCAACCGTTACGCCCCCGCTTGCCGGCGCACGGCCCACCAGACCGACCTCGACCGTCGGCGCATCGCAAATCACCCAGCTTTTCCAGTCGCCGTAACCCACGAGCACGGCGCACGGCTCGCCCCGTTCAACCTCCACGTTGTACCCAAGCCGCCGGAGCTGATCACTGGTAATTGCCATTACGGACTGGCCATTCTGGGCAACGACGAATTCATACGCCCGCTTGCCCCACCCCTCGAGCCGCCCAACGACGTGCAGGGTACGACCCGCCAAAGGATGGCCCCCCTCCGCATCCCACCGTTCCACCTTCGGCGCGCCGGCCTGAACTTCCGCAACTTCCGTCGACACGGCCCGCGCCGGCTGTGGCACCGCCGCCACTGCCGCCGGTGCCACAGCCGCAGGCTTCAGGATATTGGGCGATCCGGAGCCAAAGAAGATGAACGCCGCCAACGGAAACGCCACCGCGGCACCGATGAAAGGCCAACGCTTCCAAATCGGAACAATGTCCTGCGGCACCAGCTCAGCGCCGCCGCCCTTTGTGTGACTCTGGTACAGACTGAAATACCTGGGCTCATATTTCCGGATGGCCTGATTAACGACCTCACCCCGCACCCCATCCTGCACCTTGCGGATGTACCGGCCAGCCGATCCAAAGGCCGTAGCTTTGCGCACGCGGTAACAGACTTGCACCAGGTCGACAATCGTCCTGCTCATCTTCCCGTAACTCTGGGTGATCAGCAATGCGTCCGCGCTTTCATGCCGAATCATCGAAAACCATTCTTCGACCGCCAACTCCGTACGCCTCAACGGTAACGCCAAATGGCACTCGTCAATGACGTACAGAGGTCCGCTACCGTCTACGGGATGCCGCCACGGATCGCCGTAATCCTCCATTGTCGAGAAGGCACGAATCATGCCCTGCTGCATCAGAGCTACCGCCCCCAACCTGCGATACCGCCCGCCGACCGCCTCAGCAACGCGCACCATCCCCAGCCGATCCTCGACCCGGTGCACCAACGCTGGATAGGTCGCGTCGATTTCCCGCAACCGCTCCATATTCAGCGGCAGATTCGTTATCACCTTGCGGCCGGCAGCCAGCGCCGGCAGGACGTGATAAACGACAGCCTCGTAACTCTTGCCGCCACCAGGTGGCCCGAGAAGCAGATTGATCATTCTCAGCTACCGAGCCGGACAAACGGGATAAGCTGCAACGCAAGGCGAATCAGTATTGCCGCAAAGACGATACCCAGCGCGTATTGCAGACCGACAAGCCCCATGATGTTCAGCACTTCCCCCGGCAAACTCGACCACCACTGACCAGCACCCGCAATCGCCGAAACATCCACGCCATTCGCGGCCGCAATGGCAATCTTAAGCACTTCCTCGAAGACCCAGCACGCCGCATCCCGGATGAAATCCCAGAGCGCGACGAAGACCGCAACAAACAGCTTGCCAATCCACGCCACCGCCGCGGAAATCTTGGCCAGAATCCACGACAACCCTTGTGCAATCGCTCCCATGCCTCAACCCCCGAATATCAGACGACGTGCCAGGAACAGCGCCGTAATGACGAAAATCGCCTTGATGGCATCCCATATCCAGCAAGGCGGACTGATGACCCCGGAACCGAAATTCATGTGCGGCCCGATATTGGCACTGATGGTCCAAGTTGGGCATTGACCGCCGCTGATATTCGGCACGAACACCGACTGCAGACCCGCCAGGCCGCCGGCAGTCAGATTCGCTTTCTGGGTATTCCAGACGCCCTGCATTCCGTCCGGATACTTGCGGTCATACAGCTTCGGCACTTCGGGCATAGCTGCATCGGTGACGGCTACGGCTTCGTCAACGTCCTCTTCCTTGCTGTCCACGACGTTGCCCTGCGCGTCCTTCGTGGTGGTCTGATTGACGACGTTGTACGTCCACGTGCTCTGGTTGTAGGTGTTGTTGACGATGGTCTGATTGCTGACCGTAACCGTTGTCTGATTCGGCGCTGTACCCGTCGTCTGTTGCGACGTCGTTTCCGGAGACGAGACGGACGCCGGCCCCGTAACGCTTTGTGGCTCCGCTTCGATCTGGGCGGCCTGGCCGGACTCATCGACCTGGCGCACCAGAGCCTCGGCATCGGCTGGCGAGAAGTACGGTCCCGTGATCGTTGCCGCCTCATCGTCGGTTTTGCTGGCCGGAGCGACACACTGCCCGCTAGCATTCCGCACCAGGTTCGACGCACACGCCAAACGCTGACATTTCGTGCCGCTCAACGTCCAACCCTGACCCGCCGGGCAACTATAGGCCGTTACGCTGGCACACGTCGCCGTCGCGCTCGCGCCATAACCCGTGACTGTGGCATTGCCCACCGTACAGCCAAAACCCCGCGGCACCCATTCAATCTGATTCCCCTGACCATTGAGACACTGCTTTTCATTCTGCCGCCCTTGTCCCACAGTGCCCCAATTGCCACAACTCACGCCGCCCTTGGCCTGACACGCCGGCGTGCACGTTGCATGCTGTGTATAGTTGCCATACCAGATTTCATAAGCCGGACCTGGGCCGGCCGTTGCGTTGATCTCACACATACCGCCCGGGCAGTTTTCCGGCACAACGGCAACCCGACACCCCGTCAAGTCGCATTCGATCCCGGCCGCATCGAATGCTGCGTCAATCGCCGTACCAATCACAATGCCCTGCACCGTGCCTCGCATCGCACCCACGGCCAGCTTGCCTATCCCCTTGGCCAAAACTTTCTGGCGTATCTCGTTGTCGATCGTGACAGGCACACGCCCCGCCGTGACAACATGCCGCGCCGGTGTCTTGACCAGAACTTCCGGCCCGCCTGCACCCGCACTCCCAGTATACGTGCGCGTCGCAGACGACCCCGGAGCCGTCGCTTTCGCCAGGTCGCCAGCCGGCGTCAGCGTGCCGGCCGTGCCATCGTAGACCACCACTCCGCCCGCCCACGACAACAGCGGCACAGCCGCAACGAGAACGCCCAGCAGGAACCAGGCGATACGTTTGACCTCGTTCATTGGCCACCCCCCATCCCCTTGATGAACGCCAGCGCGGCCGCCGCCCCTATCGCCGCAACCAGCGCCCAGAACAACGCCACCAGCCCACCCGTCATCACAACCCCCTTTGCTCAGTGACCCCTCAAACAAGAACGGCCGAACTTGCGCCCGGCCGTCCCGCCGCGCGGCTGCCGCTTACGCCTTGTTGATCGCGCGCTTGCCGAGGACGATCCCCTTGAAGGCCATCGAGATGCCGATGATGACGACGCCCGTCGCGGCGACGAAAGCGGTGACGGTGGAAAGGTCGACTGCGGTGAAAATGGCTGCCATTGTGTTACCTCCTCAGAAAAGGAATTCGCGGATGACGCCGCGCCGTTTCGCTCAAACGAGCACTACATCACGCCGCCCGGATGACCCGAACCGCGCAACCTACCGCATAGCCCAGCGACCACATCAAGACCACTGAACCAAAACCCCAGCTCCAGACCTCAAGAATGGTCTGAGAGTCAATCCCCAGCAAAGCGAAATCCGCCGCCGTCATTCCTTGTCCCCTTTCGTTCCGTTCACACGCACGGTCGCCCCGAGACGACCCTCGCGCACCTGCGGCTTGACCGACAGATACCCGATGCCGCCCTCGACAACATCCGGAGCCGCCGGGCAATCACCCACCAGATCGCCGAACCGGACATGGGCAATGCGCAACCCCTTTGCCACTGTCCGCACCGACAAAACCCGAACTTCCATGTTCATGATTTCCCTTTACACATGGGCCGAGGCCCAGGTTAACCAACAGACTTAACGGGAACTACAAACCTTGCGAACCAAGCGCGACCAAGCAGAAAACCTATCCACTTCATCGCCGCTCGCATCCACCACCCTACACAAGCACTCCTCGTCCGCAGCCAAGGAGCCCGCTACCTCACGCGCGAACCGAACCATTTCACGTATCGCGGCCCTCTTGGTGCGAAACTCCTGAAAACCTACAAACGCCTTATCGGCTACGCTCCAGACTTCCAGGTAATACCGACCATACGGCACAACCGTGAAACTGATTTCAAAGCCGAAACACCGAACGCCATACGTACCATAAACAGACATGACT